GGACAATCTATTTTGGCCAAGATGTTAAGGCAAACATTGCCAAAGGGTGGACACTATCATTCCTTGATGAAGACTACGTTGTTGTCACATACACGAAGAATGATAAAGAGAACACGGTGGCATTCAGCGCGGTTCAGGCATTCTTCTATAAGATGAGCAAGACAGGCTTTTACGAAAAATGGAATGGCTCGCACCCACTCGACAACTATCTTGATGCTCTGTTTGCCGGCACTGGTTACACGTACGATAACACAGCCTCGGTTGCGGCTTTCGAAAAGCAAGACTGGGGCATGAGTGACCGTCTGTCGCTCTTTAATGACATCATCGATCAAGCAAGCGTTGAGTTCTCGGTTGAAGGCACAGTTGTTCATGTCGTGCCAGCTATGGGGTCTGATCTTTCCACAATCGTTCGCAAAAAGTTCAATCTTGATACAGCAGAGATTCAGACAGATAACACAAGCTTTGCTACCTATGGGCGCGGTTATGGTGCATACAGCAATCCTGATGACACCACAAGCTCTCGCTTGGAAGTAGAGTACAAATCACCACTGTATGATTACTACTATCCAAAGTTTGGCGCAATTGAAGCTGTTCCTGTTGCTGATGAGCGCTATACGATTGCCGACAATTTGCTTGCTGCTGTGAAAGAGAAAGTTGACAAGAGTTGGGCAATATCACTAACGCTTAACCTTGTTGACTTGCAATCTGTCGGCTACAAATACGCGATGGCAAACCCCGGCGACTATATCACAGTGATTGATGAGAACCTTAACTTCAGTGACAAGGTTCGGATCATCAAAGTAACCAGTGATTATGATATTCGCGGCACACGAACCAAAACGGAAGTCGAATGTGGCAGCTTGTCATTTGCTGAACAGCAGAAGACATCACAATCAACTCTCTCTAACGTAGCCGCTGGCAAGGTTCCAGTGCCTAATGAATGGCTAACATCACAGGTGCAGTTGGCTACAAATAGTCTTCTCGCGGCACGAACGCAACTTAGCTTCACAGACCAAGGAATCATTGCTGTTGATAAGTCAGACGCAAACAAAGTTGTGATTCTCAACAGTGCAGGCCTAGGTGTGTCTACTGACGGAGGCCAAACGTTCAAAAGCGCGATCACTGCTGATGGTGTCGTTGCTGAGCGAATTGTTGGTAACCTCATTTCTGGGGTGGCTTTTGAAACCGTTACTGATGATAACCTTTTTAAGACTAGGCTTAGTTCTGGGTTCATTACGTTTAGTACGAAGGGAACTGCGCTTGGTCAGGTAGGTTCTTCGCATGATATGGGTACAGGCGCGATTGGCGGAGTTTACTATGGTGCATATGCCGGACAGGCATTGGATATTGCCGCCGATATTGGTAACTCTGCGGGATATGGTAGCGTTCTTAGCATTCCAAAAGACGCGACACGGAGCGATCCAAGATATTCTCTTCCCGGACATTTGCGGAGTGCCATTACAGGCACACAGGACAATGCGTTTTGGATAACTCATCCTAAGAGAATTGTTTTGAGTGCCAATTCTGGGGCAGGTAACCAATTCAATGTCTACCCTGACCATGTAGATATTCTTGGCAACTTCAACGTCTACAATGGCTCTAAAAACGCTGTTCAGGTTACCCGTGATGGTATTCGTGCCACTCCCGCGTATGAGTTGGCAGAAAACTATGTCGGGGATATTGGCGAAAGTAAAACGGACGATGACAAAACAGTGCGAGTGGACATTGATCCGCTCGTTTTTGATTTGATTAATACAGATAAGCCTTACCAAGTGTTCTTGACAGCTTACAGTGATGCGCATTTCTGGGTTTCTGAACGTGGCAAGGACTACTTTATCGTTTCTTCAGACAGACCTGATTCAGCGTTTGGCTGGGAACTTAAGGGCAAGCGCCGAGGGTTTGAGGATCAGCGCCTCGTTGATACAAAAGATACCTATGAAGATTTGGAAAAAATGGAGGGACTGATACCCAATGGCAATCAGAACGTACAAAGTAACTCTTGATTCAAAAAACTCTATTGCGCCAGAGCCCGTTTTTTTGCGGCAGGGAGACAAAACTGGCGCCGTGGTGATTGATGCCACATTGATGGACAACGGCTCTCCAGTGTCACTCAATGGCCTCACACCAACATTCATGGCAAACACCGCTGATGGTCAAGGCGTCGTTTCAGATACAACTGGATTTACAATTGTAAATTCCTCTGGTGGTGAGTTCACCTACCAAGTTCCAAGCCAGCTTGGATCCGTTCCGGGGAAAATAAAGATTGCCTATTTTAGTTTGACAGACTCATCCGGCGCTCAATCAACTTTCAATGTTGCCTTTGCTGTCGAGCAAGCAGCGGACATGACGCAAGAGAGTGCCAAAGACTGGATTTCAAGTCTTAATGACATCATCAATCAATACAATCAATGGGTTAACGATGCTCATTCCTCTTGGCAAGATTTTGTCAACGCAAATAAAGACATTCTCGAGAATATTGATCCAGGAGGAAAGATCCTAAGCGAATTAATTGAAGCGAGATCAGATGATGATGGCAATACTTATAGCAGTTTGAAAGAGCGCCTGAGCCATCTTGAACCACTCCGATCTGTGGTTCACCTTGGAAGCATCACTTTTGTAAATCAAGATGACTCTTATCCAGGCATCAAATGCATGATTTATCAATACGGTGCCGGTGTTGCACAACAAAGTCCTGTTGACATTGCTGGGGGAACATCATCGTTTGGATTGAATGTCAGGATAGTATATCAAACACCATCAACAGCAGACATTTTTGTTGATATTACTGATGTTCAGAAATTGATACCAGGATATCAAATGGAAAGCCCAAGCTATGCTATCAATGGCAACCAGTTGTATCTGACAGCAGGCCAATCCAACCTTGCAGTTCAGATAGATAACTTGACAGTTCAAACGTTTGACCTTGACTCTGAATTCAAAATATAAGGGAGAAAACAACATGAGTGATATTACTTTTTTGAACAAAGGACAGTCTGACTGGCAAAACGTTGTGAATCAGAACTTTGATAACTTAAACGGGGATATGATTCCCTTTTCTGACACAGGGTGGCTTACCGACGGGCTAACACTTGGAGCCAACGTTACAAGCACAGACCTGAAGTACAGGATTGTAACCCTTGGGAGTCGGAAAACATTTACTATATATGGATCATTTGTCCTTCAAAATGCGATGCTGGCTGCTAGTTGGGGGTCATCTGGTCGCCTATTACTTGCATTTCCTGCTTCTGTATCAAAGGCCCCTCTCCAGGCACAGCGATTAATCCCGACTGATATAAACAACGGACATCAGAACTTTGTCTTTCGCGACTTGCTTAGCAATAACCAATACGGGATTTATTTTGACAATTTTTCGTCTTCAGGAGACGTCGCAACAAATTATCCAGCAACAACCACAATCATTGTCTCACACCAGTTCGATGTACAATAAGGAGACAGATAATGTTCAGCAAATCAAGCAGCCTATCTAGGAGAAGACCAATTGTTGACAAATTAGGGACTATGGTTTGGACTTACGATTCAAACGTTATTAAGCAACTTGATGCCGCAAAAGCTATCGGCCTCAAATATATGCGAATGAACGTTTATATTAAAAATAGTGCTCTTGATTCCGGCGTCGGTGACTTCTCAACATATGACTTTGCTATTGAAGCAGCAATAAAGCGAGGATTTTCTCTCTTGATCTCCTTTCACGGTGAAACTCCTGTAGCCAACAACACAGAGACAAATTCACAGTTCACTCCGGAAAGACTGAACACATTCAAAGAATTGGTATCAGAATTCGTCTTGAACCATAAGGGCAACAATACTGTTTGGGAAGCCTTCAACGAAGCGAACGGCGACTTTTGGACAACATCTCCCGAGTCTAAGAGTGACGATGCAATCAAAGCATGGACTAACTTCGATATATGGCTCGGTGCATTTGTTAAAGAAAATGATCCAGGATCATCTTTTGCAACTCTATGCTCCGTTGCATATTATGCGCACGCAAAGGACAGCGTCAAAAAGGCCGATTCATTTGGTCTATTTGACGAAAATGCTGACCTTATAAGTTTCCATCCATATATTCCTTCGTTTACAAACGATGGAAGGCCAGAGAACCTAATCAGAGATTCGCCCTTGACTGATTTGTCACCAAGAGCGAAGGCGTTGCCATTGATTGCCACTGAGTTTGGATATTCTCGTGATGTTGATAACCCGAAATACAGTTGGCAAGGTCTTTGGTCAATGCAAGATGCAATCAAGTACACAATTAGAGAAGCCCTAATAATGGATTATCTTGGGTGGCCAATAATCATCCAGTATTCATTGAGCGGGAGCAATTACAGTTTTATTGATCCATGGGCTTCATTCACGCAGCTTGCGTTTGCCTATTATAATTTCATAAAAAAAATGAATGGGTTCACGTTTTACAGAAAAGTAAACGTGGTTGCTAGCCCAGCGGACTTCATGCAAGATCTATATTGCTTCGAATATCACAGCAAAGCAAAAGCAATGATTGTGTATTGGTCACCAATTGGAGAGGTTACCCGTTCAGTATCAATTAATGGACAATCAATGTCTCTTGATTTTTCTGAGAATCCTAAGTTTTTGGAATTATAGTGACACGTTCAATCGTAAGAAAGAAGTGATGATAATGCTTAAAAAAAT